TCCGTGCCGTGAAGGTAGGTTATGGCCTTGCCACGGCCCAGTGAGCCTTTGGCTCTCAGGCCAGCGACCTGATAGAACAGGCGACTTCTGTTCTTGAGGGACAGCTGGTTCCTGTTGTGCCCTATTGCCGGAATCTTGAACTCCTTGGGCAAGCCATCCATGTACATGGACAGCGTGGTGCGGAACATATCCCGGTTCTCTTCCGTATCCGTCGTCAGCGTTCCCTGCAAACCCGGATGCGTGAAATGCCAATAAAGGTCTAGGGCTAGGGAAATAGTCGTAATCCCCAACTGCCGACCCTTCAAGATCACAAAGAAGTGCACATCCTCAGCCAATCCTTTTGCAATCTCATCCATCACATATGTCTGAGTGCCCAGAAGATTGTCCATCTTCCGCAAACCCTGCTCCTTAGTCTCAATCTTGAGTTCAGAGCAAAAGCTGTAGAACTTGGCTAAATCAAATTTCATTAAGGCTTTTCCAATACCCAATCCGCTATTGCCAGCGCCACCCTCCTGTTACGGGCAACCCTCAACAACTCTTCCCACACGATGGGCGGGTAATCCCGTTTCCACCTATTCACCAACTTAATCTTCTGCGCCTTCCTAATGCACAGTAGCGCAGCCCTGGTTTCCCGCTGCAGCCGCACCCGAGATTCGTAAAGCTGCATCTGAATATCCCGATATGTATCCGTCCCGGGCTGCATCCTCAATCCTGTCCATCAACTGCCTGACCAGCATAGAGGCCATAAACAACCGAGCATCCATCACCTCCAGCTCAGCCCTCAACTCATCCTCTTCCATCCACAACCTGTCAGCGTTCATTCCCGCCTCCCTATTCCACCCTCCATACCCTCAGCATCTCACCCTCACTCCTGGCCACAAACTTCTGACCCAACCGCTTCCCAGCCCTGTAATTCGCATTCAACACCTTGGCCCTGTGCTCCACAGGCACCACAAACGAATCCCCCACATCCATCTCCCCATACGGGTACGCAAACACCACACGAGGCTTGGGAAGATCAACACCCTTGCTGACCTCTATCGCAGTTATCGTCATCTCTAACCCTCTACAAGTAACCACATCATACGAACAAAAAAAGGGCTACGCAAGGTAGCCCCAATCGAAGGAGAGATGCCAACTGCTGTTGGCCAAGTGACTCTACACCATAAAGTGATTTTTTCCTGGGGTGGCGAGATGTTGGGGTCACGCCAAACCCGACCCTCCGACCCAACTGCCTGGCCTGTCTTTGGGTTGCTGCAGCTCAACACAGGGATGGTGCCCAGTCCCGAACCCAGCTGTGCCTACTCATGCACACGCCCAGCTCCATGCGTGTCATGACAGGAATGGTGGCCCTGGCCCCAATATTGCAGTGGCCCGGAGAACGGTAAGTGAGAATCATTCTCACTCCCATTCAATCCGTGCAGTCTCTTGTGTACTTAAATGACACACACTCAAGTACCTTATTGTACAGAGTCTAACGTATAGTGTACTAAAGCGTGGGGCCTTTACACAACACGTTGACAGACTCGCAAGCACAGCACATAATCATCTCACCCTATCACTTGTAGGGCAACACACACGGAGCTTGTAGCCATGACCATCGATTACACCGTCAACCTCCGCGACAGCACTGGTCGCACAGCTGTTCTCCACATTAGTGGAGACACCATCGCCGAGATGGTTTCAGATGGTCTGCCTGAGTGGCAAGCCAGGGAAGAGGTGGAGGGCAACACGTTTGCCAACGCTATCGCTGAGGGCCTCATCGGGGCCGATGCCTGGCTCATCAACGAAATTGATGGTTAACCTTTAACTGTGGAGTCTGTGACCATGCGATTAAATCTCTCCTCATCTCCTGAGCTTGCACGTATCGTGCGTGCAGCTGACAACAGCTACCGCAAGCGGGAAGCATCCCTGCAGGTACGTGAGACTGTCTGTCTGTCCGGCACATACTGGGATGGCGGTAGTCGGTCTACCTACGTAGCTGTTGACCTGGTGACTCTGCGTAGTTCTGCTGCTGAGCAGTTTGCTCCTGGTGCTTTCGGAGGGCCAGCTGCTGCACCTATGGTGCGTATCCCTGAGGGTATCGCCATTGTGCAGACTGGCGTGTTCTGCGGTAAGACTGCGAACGCTACCGTTTACATCAATCCAGTCAACGCAGCGAAGCTGCTTCCTGCTTAACCCTTAACTAGTGGAGTCCGTGACCATGAAAAACCTTCTCACCCTCGCCAAGACCTTGCGTAAGCGTATTGGGGCGCACTACCGCTACATCAACACAGCGCAGCGCAACTACACGCACGACAGGTATCAGGAGCTTCGCAGGGACTCTGACGAAGCCGTTAGTCTTGCCAACTACCTGATTCAGCACCTAGAGAACCGTCACCAGGCTGTGACGTTTGCTCATGCTGTGGGAATGCCTGGTTACATCAATCTGCGTTGATTTCACCCTTAACCTGGAGTCCGTGACCATGTACGCAATGAAACCTGTAATGGATCGTGAGACAGCCGAACACTTCTATGCTTGGCTAGAAAAGACTGTGCACATCAGCGAACAGCATGATGTTGAGCAGGGCATACACGCCATCTTGCGAGAGCACCCGGAGCTTGTCGAGAAAGGCTATTCCTGGCCCGAGATCGGCAACATGGCGGGTGTTTGGAGCCTTTGATTTCACCCGGCGAGCGCACCTGCGGGTGCGTTTAGGGGTGCAATTTCGCACCATATTCGGAGTCTGTGACCATGAAAGCAATCTTCGGTTCTATTGAGTTCGGCTACCTTTGCTTTGGCCGTGACACGACCCGCGTTGCGCTGTTTCATTCTGTAACGGCGCTGAGGGAAGTCAGCAGCAAAGACGAAGCCGATAGTCTGCTGGATGAGCTTGGAGAGTCCTATCTCATCCTAAACAACATCAAGCACGAAATCATGTTTGCCAACATTGACGCAGCAGCGTCCTGGCAGCAAGTGTTTGCTTAACCCTTAACTAGTGGAGTCTGTGACCATGTATCAAGTACACCTGACACCTGTCAGCTCAAACGCTAAAACTGGGCCTATCCCTGTTTCCACCACGTCAAAAGCTACCTGTCCCGTGGACTGCGCCATGCGTGCAGGATGCTATGCCGACAGTGGGCCTCTGGCGCTGCATTGGAGTGCTGTCAGCTCCGGACAGCGTGGGACAGACTGGGCAAGCTTTTGCCATTCGATAGAACAGCTGCAGGATGGCCAGCTGTGGAGACACAATCAAGCTGGTGACCTACCTGGTGACGGTCACACAGTTGACCCTGTGGCCCTGGGGGAGCTTGTGAGAGCCAACATGGGCAAACGTGGGTTTACATACTCACACTACAGGGACAGCGACTCTCTGTACTGGATACGTTTTGCTAACGAATGGGGCTTTACCGTCAACCTGTCCGGGAATTCCCTGCAGGATGCTGACGAGTTAGCCGATACAGGCGCAGGGCCTGTCGTGTGTGTGCTGCCCAGTACACAGACAGAAAACACGGTTACACCTAAGGGTAGGCGTGTAGTCGTGTGCCCTGCCACACAGCGCGACAACGTGAGCTGTGCTACCTGTCAGCTCTGCCAACGTCAGCGAGACACTATCGTGGGCTTTCCCGCACACGGTACACGCAAGCGCGTGATTGATATCAAGCTTGCAGCATAAAGGGGAAAAACATGGAACAGCCTGATTTCCCTCTGTTTTCCAGTGACAAGGCTGCACGCTCTTGGGGATGCTGCGCGTGCCATTCCACCAACATCACAGCTACTGTTGGGGACGAAAACTTCCCGCACGGACGTGGGCACTACCGCTATCAGTGCCTGGACTGCAAGCTGTACACCTGGTTTGACCTGGAAAAACCAAATATCTACTGTGTCTGTGGCTGCGAAGAACCGCCCATGAAACCGATAGACCACCCGGACGTGTACGAATCGTGCCCTGGCTGTGGAATGGTTTAGACCGTGACTGAGAACCCTCCCCCTGTGTGGCCCTTCCCAACGTGGAGGGGCAAACCTTACAAACCCCCGCAGCGGGTGCCCTTCGATCCCTCGAAAGCCCCTGCTGCCCCTTTTTAAGCGATTGGAGCCGTCATGCCACGTTACCGCTACCGACCCCTTGACGAAGCTGTGGAAGAGCGCAGGAGGGCCTGTATGGGCTTTCTAGCGGCATTCCTGCTGGCCATGTCTATCTTTTTACCGTTTGCCCTGTTCTGGGCAGGAGTCTGGCAATGAAAGAAGATAAAACACCGGAAAGCATGAGGCTAGATGCTCTGTTCCGCATCAGCTGCGTGATCCTGAATCATTCCGACAAGTGGGGGCCGGAGGATGAAAACATGGAGCACTTGGTGCACGCCATGTACCTGCTATCCCTAGCCTACCTGCGGGAAAGGAGGTTGGTATGAAGCACGAACGTACGCACCAGGAGCTTATAGACCTGGAGTGGAGGCCCCAGCGTATCTACCGCTCACGCCTGGAGGCGTGGCCTACCCACTACCCTGACTGGTGGGAAGGCCCCCCACGCCATCACCAGGCTGCATGGCTGTGGAAAGCCGCACTTGTCGCTATGGGTATTGCGTTGGCGTTGATGCTGGTCTAATATCGCGTCCGTTGGCGTGGAAACCAATGAATCGGCCCTTAGCTCATGCTTCCGCCTCTCGCCACTACGAGAGGTTTCCACCGGGAGCAGTAGCTAGGGGCTTTTTCGTTGGTGGAGCTGACCGGGGCTTTCATCCAGCCCTTGAGAATGTAGACGCGACAGACTCAGATAAACGTGGTGAATCCTCCTTGTGTCTCCTGGGTGAGCATCCCTCGGGGCAGTGAAAAGGGGAGCGGTCAAGGACGCTGTGCGTAGATAGCCGTTAACCTAGATAAACGAGAGCGTCCTTGTCCTGTGGACAAGTTATCCACAGGTGACTGTTCGGATGCCTGTGCTATGTCTGAAAAGAAATAAGCACAGGTAATGCAAGTCGATCGCGGCCTGGTCGCTTGGGGCTAGGCCGCTCGACCTAACATGAAAGGCCCCAGAAGTGATTAAAACCCTAGATGAAAGACTCAATGAGCTACGAAAGCAGTACGAAAACACGCGAGAGCGAGAGTTCTACTTCCGTTTTCTGGAAGCACAGAGGCTACGAGAAGTCTTTGTCCATGAGCAGATCAGACGCGAACAAGGTACTCAACGCAGCACGCGAGGGTCAGAGGATTGACCCCATCACCATCACAGCAGCACTCTGGATCACTGGTGATGTGGACACTACCCAAGTTTGAATGGCCCCAGCAGAAGCAAAAGTGCTTGACCTGCACGCACTACCAATCCTTCGTAGACCATCGCTACAGAGGTGCGTGTACGGTAATGCTGTGCCAGGTCAGCACCCACAAGGGCTTCAGAGGAATAGGGACTTGCATAGACGAGAGAACTCGCGGCAAGTGTGGCAAAGACGCAAAACTGTGGGAGGCAAAAGATGCTTGACACTTAGCACCTAATCACATAACCTTGTAATTCCTAACCACCTAGATGAGAGGTTCTCATGAAGCTGTGCTCAGACTGCCGACACTTTCGGCCCTTCACCCACACGCAGGACGATGGCTCCTGCACCCTCCCTACCCTGATCTTGATACACCCGGTCAGCGGCCAGAAACGATTCCCCCTTGCCTACACCCAGCGTATGAGTCACGCAGCAAATGCGTGTGGACTCAGCGCCCAGTATTGGGACTACAACCCTGGCTCACCTCCTGAGCCTGACGAGCAGGAGGATGTGCTGTGAACCTACGAGAAGCTATAGGTCAAGCACTGGACGTGCTGGACATCCCACCCTTTACCGCAAACCTGCACGACTTTGCGCGTGTCAACTCAGAGGCTGCACACATTCTGAGACAGGCTTACTCACAGCCTGAGCAGGACGACACCGCGCTGCTGCGGCAGGCGTTGGAGGCGTTGGAGTACGAGGCACATCGTGGTAACGATGATGCATACAGATCGCTAAGAGACGCACTGCGCGAAAGACTAGGAGAAAAGAAATGAGTAACGACTTTGCACCAGAGGTGCGTAACTCTGCGTGGTGGGCTTCTGACACCAGGCGTGCAGCATCAGGCCACGCTAACGAGGTCATCCTCATAAAGCAGGGCAAGCTCCCACCACCTGATCTGTCCAACGTAGAAGCTGTGCAGATGGGACACGTCATGGAGCCTGTGATCGGGCGTCTTGCTCAGAACAAGCTCAAGGTAGAACTCAACAAGATAGAAGAGTTCCGCACACATCCTAAGCATGATTGGTTCCGCTCTCACTTCGACTTCGCAGGCACAGAAAATGGTGAGCCGATTCTTGTGGAAGCTAAGAACTACAACGCTGCTGTTCGCAATAAGTTTGACGAAAGCGGAATCATGCCTGCTGCTGATGCTGCTCAACTCGTCCACGAAGCAGCCGTACTGGGTATCCGCAAGATATATCTGGCTGTCCTATTTGGTGGTCAGGAGTTTGTCCTCATTCCTAAGCTGGTGGAGGATGCCGAGAAGGACGAACTAATCCAGAAGATGGCAGTTCTCTGGGGCCATGTACAGACAGGCACACAGGCTGACCCTCAGTCCACAGACGAACTCAAAGCCATGTTCCCTGTCTCTGAAGCCATGACACGCATAGCCAACAAGGGCATCGAAGACTGGTGCAACGAACTGTCCTACATCAAGTCTGAACTCAAGCGGCTAGAGACACAGGAAGAAACGATCAAGACGCATATCCAGAAGTTCATGGGTACGCATGACAGCTTGTCTACCTTTGACGGCAAGGTGCTGGCCACCTGGAAGTCTGCCAAGCCGTCTATCAAGTTCAACGCAGAGCTGTTTAAGACCTCCATGCCGGACATCTATAAACAGTTCGAGGTTGAAGTCCCCGGAAGCAGACGCTTCCTAATCAAATGAGTGAGGTTCACAACATGAGCAATATCGTTCCAGTCGCAGACATAGAGCGCATGGCCACAGCAGTAGCCAAGAGCGGTCTGTTCGGCATCAAGACACCTGAGCAGGGCGTAGCTCTGATGCTTATCGCACAGGCTGAGGGTATGCACCCAGCTATCGCAGCACGGGACTACCACGTCATCCAGGGCAGGCCGGCCCTCAAGGCCGATGCCATGCTCGCCAGGTTCCAGTCATCAGGCGGGAAGGTGGTGTGGAAGGTCTACGAGGATGCAGAAGTCACAGGCGAGTTCTCACACCCTCAAGGTGGCACTGTGACCATCACCTGGACATTCGCGCAGGCCACCAAGATCGGACTCACAGGCAAAGACAACTGGCGCAACTATCCACGCGCCATGCTCCGTGCTCGTGTGATCTCTGAAGGTATACGCACCACCTATCCAGGTTGTGTCGTGGGTGTCTACACACCTGAGGAGGTGGAGGATTTCAAGGATGACAAGCCTGCCAAGCCTGCAAAGGTTAAGGATATGGGCATGGTAGAGGTTGTGGAAAGCGGCAAGATCACGGTGACGATAGAAGACCCGCTGCCTCCTGACAACTCTGTGCCGCTGTTCATCCCTGGCCAGGAAGAACCTTACTCTCACTTCGCAGATGAGGCTGACTGGATAGAAGGATACGCAGACATGATCGGGCGTATCTCCAACTCTGCCAAGTTCACAGATGAGCAGAAGAAGGTCAAGTTGGAAGACTTGAAGATCGTCAACGGAGATCAACTTAAGAAGATGAACTCCTCTTCACTGGTCAGGCTGCGCTCTGCCATCGCAAAAGTAGGAGGATTCATCGACCCAAAGTCCCACTCAGTCCTGCCTCAACAAGAGGAACCCAGCGAAACCTCATCCTGAACCATCTGCTGCAAGGCAACACACTCACCGCTGTGGAAGCACTGGACAAGTTCTCGTGCTTCCGTCTTGCAGCCAGGATAGAAGAGTTCCGCAAGGCAGGACACAACATCGTTACCGAAACCATCAACAGCAACGGCAAGGAATTTGCCCGTTACCACCTGATAAAAGGAAAGTCTTATGAACAGCAACTATGAAGATCGTGCAGGCCGTGGCGTCATGTACTACGAAGAAGAGCGCAAGTCTGACAAGCACCCGGAATACAAGGGCTACGTCATGCTTGAGATGGACTACAAGGCTGGCGACAAGCTCAAGCTCTCTGCCTGGATTCGCAAGACCAGCAAAGGCTACAACCTGATCTCTCTCAACGAAGATACCTGGGCACGCAAGAAGCGTGAGGAAGCAGCTGCGTCTGGGCCTCGTGAGGTTGAGCCTGCCTACCGCAGCAAGCGCCGTGACGACAACGACATCCCCTTCTGATGGCTGCTAGTCTGTCACCTACACAGCGCAGCCTTGCTTACCTTCGTGAGCAGGGCTACAGAGTCGCTATCGTCGAGCACTGGAACCCTCATGCCCGTATCCGGCAGGACTTGTGGGGATGGTGTGACCTCTTAGCTATACGCAAGAATGAGGTTCTGGCTGTGCAGGTGACAGCTTCCGGTGTGGCTGCGCGTATAAAGAAAATAGAAGAATCTGACACCATAGGAATGGTCAGAGACGCAGGCATCAGAGTCGAGGTACACGGATGGCGCAAGAACAGCAAGGGCCGGTATGTGCTGAGGATAGAGGACATCTCCTGACACTGCTGTCCATGAGCCTGCAAGAGATTTACGAACTGGCCTACCGCCTGGGCTATGAAGATGGCTATAACCAGGCGTCCAGTCAGCAGGATCAGTCCGACTCTGAGTCGGCTGGTTAGGACATGGCTGGCAGACCCGTGTTGCTGACAGTCTGCTACTCCTAACCACATAAGGAATCACCATGCCAAGAAAGAAGAAAGAACCTATCAAGCCACACGTCTTCATAGCCACACCCATGTATGGCGGGATGTGCACAGGCTTCTACACCCAGTCCATGCTGCAGGTGCCAACCATCGCACGCAACGCAGGCATTGAGGTCAGCTTCTCTTTCATGTTCAACGAGAGCCTCATCCAGCGAGCCAGGAATGCACTCGTGCACGCTTTCTTTAAGCGGCCTGAGTGCACTCACATGATGTTCATAGACGCTGACA